TTGTACCTACAGACTCGTATGCGTTGACGTTACCTATGTAAGCCATCTATATCTCCCTATGCAATCTCTAGTATGCTGGCAAAGACTTCTAAGTCTCCAGCTACGGATGCTGTAAGTCCTAGTATGTCGCCAGCTTCTAAGTTGATCGGCTTGTCCATCAGGAGTGTGGCATCTGCTGGGACGGGTACTGTCTTACAGATGTGGCGATAGGTTGTGCCTCCGTCTACTGTGACTTCCACTGTGACATCTGCATCGTTTACTCCGTCAATGTTGGAGATGTACAAAGCATGGATGACTGACTGTGTGTTCGCTGGAGCGGTGTACAGTGTTGTGCGTGATGTGCCGATTGCAACACCAGCGTTCTTAAATGTGTTCGCCATTTGGTTAGCCTCCTAGAGCTATTGCCATTGCGACACAAGCACCAATGGGATCATATACTGTTGATAGATTATTAATTGATGTAGTTACTGAGGATGTACTAGCCTTAGCTGCAAGGGCGGTGTTCATAGTTCCTACAAAGTCTGCATCATCATTTATAGAAGCTGCAATTTCATTCAAGGTATTAAGGTTAGCAGGTGCGCCATCTACAATAGCGTTGGCTGCTGTAGTAGCTGCACTAGCTGCATTTGAAGCAGAAGTAGCTGCCGCAGATGCTGAGTTAGCACTTGCTGTTACGTCTGCATTAGTTGATACAACATCTGCATGTGTTAATACAACATCTGCATGTGTTAATACAACATCAGCGTTGGTTAATGCTAAGTCTGCCGCAGCACCACTTTCAGAAGTAGCTGCGTTTGCTGCACTAGTAGCTGCCGCAGCAGTAGAACCAAATAAGGTATCCGAGTAAGCTTTAGTAACTACATCTTGTGCTGCAGTAGGATTAGCTACGCCTGTGATCTTGTTAGCGCCCATTGCTAAGACACCACTCATGGTATCGCCAGCTTTATTTAACTTAAGTGCATCTACTCCATCTACGTAGGTTTTGTGTGCAGCGTCTGTGCCAGCCGTAGGTGTACCTAAACCAGTGACTTTGTTAGTACCCATAGCTATGGCACCTGTCATGGTTCCACCTGCCTTAGGTAGCTTTGTGGCTATTGCAGCAGTAGTAGTAGCAGCATAGTCAGCATCATCACCTAGAGCAGCCGCTAATTCATTTAGCGTATTCAAAGCACCCGGAGCCGAATCTACAATTGCTGCAACCTCTGCATCTACGTAGGTCTTAGTAGCTGCATCTGTACCTTGTACTGGAGCCGATAAACCTGTAACAGTGCCAGCAGTACCTGCGTTCATATTCAATGAACCATTGATGGTTAAGTCCGTAAATGAACTTGCACCTGTACTGGTTATGTTACCTGTTACATCACCTGTAACCGCACCTGTATGAACACCTGCAGTATTACCTGTGACATTACCAGTGACTGCACCAGCTATAGGGCCAACAAAGTTAGCACCTGTAATAGTCGTACCATTAATAGTACTCGTAGAAGAGGCACCAATTTGAGTACCATCAATAGTACCACCGCCAATGTCCACTGTAGCTAGTACGTTATTACCAGAGCTAGTTACGTTGCCACCTAAGTTGCCCGTGACATTACCTGTAACATTACCAGCTACGTTACCTGTGACATTACCTGCAAGTGGGCCTACTAAGTTAGTACCTGTAATGGTTGTACCAACTACTGTGCTAGGTGTACCAGCACCAATAGTAGCACCATCAATGCTACCACCATTAATATCTGCGGTAGTGGCTACTAGTGAGGTGACTGTTGCAGCAGCAGGTGTAGCAGCACCAATAATAGTAGCGTCAATGTTACCACCATTAATGTCCACACTAGCTAGTGTAGATAAGCCTGTAACACCTAGAGTACCAGCAACAGTAGCATTCTCATGCACTGCAATGGTATCAATGTAGCCTATGCCATCAACGTATAAATCTTTGAACTCAGCACCAGCAGCACCAAGGTCAATGTCAGAATCACTAACAGGTACAAATGCCCCATCTTGGATGCGTAGCTGCTCTACTGTACCTGAACCTACTTGTACAAAGAAACCAATGCGATCATTAGTTGCATCTACTACTACTTTGTTAAATGAATCAACATCTGAAATCAAAGGAACGAATGCACCTTCCGTAGAAGATCCATCATGCTTGTGACCAGTTGCGTGAGTAAAGGTATCTCGTATAGCATTGTATTCTGCGTTAACGGGAGCCGCTTTGATTACTGCGTTTGCAATTATGTCTGCAACGGATTGTCTAGTATAACCAGCCATTTTATCTTAAATCTCCAGTGCCATAAGTTATTACTAAGCCCTGTATGCTGTGACTAGCATCTTGGCTATTTGTTACATATTTAAAAGATACAGACTTACCCGAACCCGATATATTAGTAGCCTGTATTGGTGAGGGGTTACCATCAAAAATAGCTGTACTATTATATGCAGCTTCATTGTAGTAAGCCGCAGCACCTGTGGTAGTCATTGTATAGTTAGTAGGGTTTAAAACATCAGTATCTTCATAGTCATACACTATAGATAATACAATAGAATTATCTCCCTCTGCTCTGAGATAAGTATTTATCTTATGAAATATCTTACGCTGCTCAGGGTTCTCCATATACAAGTATGGAGTTTGATATAAACTAAATATATCTTGCCCTGCAAAACTATTACCTTGTTCTTGCCGATGTACTAAACCTGTTGAAGTACCATGTATTACAAATTCATTCTGACCTATATAGCCACTTGCAGCACAACTAGCTTCTAAACCTAATAGCTGACCAAACTCAAATCCAAATCCTTCTTGGTTTCTACGTATGCCACCTATAACTCCTTGAGACTCAGCCGCAGCAAAGAAGATCCTAAACTGTGACTTCTGACGTATTACAACAGAGGACAGTCCATTTAAATCTATACCAAATACTATATCTGTAAATAAAGATTGAATGTCTTTTGATACAGTCTCTAGTTGTATATCGCCAATCTTGTTTGTACCAGAGATAGGACGTAATCCATCTTGGCTAAGAAATAGTAAATCTCCACCAATTTCCATAACACTGTCAGTAGCAAGACAGCCTAAGTCATGTGTAATACTAGATAGTGTAAAGTCAGAAGTACTAGTACCCTTCAATGCTTTGATTGCGTTAGTACCAAATACGTATAGGAAATCTCGGAAGGGTTTAATAGCTACTATGTCAAAGCCTACATTAATTACTCCAGCACCATTGCCTGAGTGAAAGTCTGTTTCGTCTAAGGGTGCGCTAAAGAATAGCTTAGTAGGATGTGCTGGATCACCTGCAAGGAACATATGATTGGCATAATTTACAGCATACTTTGGATCTGTAGGTGCATGAGTATCTGTTATCTGTGTGTACGTTGTACCATCATAAGTAGCAGCAGGATTAATACCATCTGTAAGCAGTGTCTTAGGAGTACCAAAGTTAAAGTTAGCAAAGCGAACCTTGCTTACACCTGTCATTGTAGGTGAACCACCGCAAGTAACAGCTACCCATGCAGAGGTAGAGTTGTTCCATCGGTGTAAGTAGTTATTACCAGAGCTAGGCTTACGGCAAGCTAAGATACCATCATTAATACCATTAGCTACGTTAACACCTAGTACAGAACCTACACCAGCGACTGTTCCATATGAATTAGAAAATCCATTAATACGTCTGTAGCCACCTGTTACAGCAGCTTCATAGTTAACCATCTGAATAGCACTACCGGGGGATTGCTCTCCCTGTGCTAGTACATCACGGCTAGTGTCTAAGCCGCCTCTGCACATTAATTTGTGTACTGATAATTGATCAGCCATGTTGTTATGCTATCCTAGAAGATGTGCGTTGCCCAGACCTAACAGCATAAGTGGATCGCATCTGAAAGGTATCATCCATTAATACGTTACGCATGGCTTTAATACCATCTTCAAAAGAAGCTTGATGCATCTGTGCGCTCTGTGCGTTAGAACGGAACTGCATCATGTACATCATGGCACCATCAATAACCACATGGCTAAATCGCTCAGGTATAATACTTACATCATCAAATAAATTAAGTGAGGCTGGGGTACTCCAATACGTATACTCTACTTCATAAGCAGCATCAGGTACGGGGGTAACACCAAAGGAAGTGTCATACGTTTGAAATACTTGTGTTGGCGCACTTAAACCTGTAGCTGGTGCAACATCGTCAGCAGACCTATGAGACTGTGTGTACTCTTCATAAGGCATAGGTTTTAGAACTGCAGGAGTATTAACCTTTGAGGCTAACTGTTTAATATAAAAAGTATCCCAGTCGGTACTTGAATAATCGGCTGGAAAAGAATATGTAGTAACGCCTACTTGTAGCGTTTGAGTTGTAGTTGTTTTAATGAAAGGCCACTCTTGACCATCTTGCAGTATACGTCTGATACTACTATTGATAGCATCTTTAGCAAGGGCTTGGACATTTCTAAGAGTATCAAATCCATCACCAGCCGTATCAATCTGTACTTCATTGAGCCGCCTGAGAACTTCATTTGCAAGTGAGACATAAGTTGCCATTATTTTTACTCTTTACATAATAAAAGAAAGGGGGCAGATTGCCCACCCCCTCGGTGATAACGCTTAGGCTACGTTATACTTTGCTACGACAAGAGCTTCTGGACGAAGGATCTTGCGACCATACAAGTGCATACCACGCACAATGTCGGCAAAGCTATCTGGATCACGATAAGTCTCAGTCTTGTTGATCTGCTGTGCAGTAGCAACACTTGAGTCGTGACCAGAAACAATCACACCATAGTTGGTGTTTTGGTTAGCAGAACCAGCAGTTGCTGCACCAGTACCTACAGAAGGAAGGTTGTTAGAAACGTATACACGGAAACCATGTAAGTTGTCCAACATCAAACCATTGCGTAGACCACCAGACTGTCCCCAATCCATGTTCAATAGACGAGAATCCTCATCTGCTAACACTTCTTGGAATACAGAATCTACAACCAACCAACGGCCTTGCTTGTCCACGTTGTTCTGATCCATGATACGAGCCATACGTGCAATTACTTGCAACGGAGTGGCAGTAGCAGTGGCTACAGCAGTAGCACCAGATAGACGGGCAGCT